GATATTATCAATGAGAAAGATAGTGAGAGAGCTAGAAAAAAATCAGAGAAACTAGAACGAATAGTTGTAAGTTATGACAAATATCAAAAACTAAATAAACAATTACCACAAGTAGGTAGATGGCTACCAGGTTATGGTTTTGTTGTATGGACAGTATCTCATAGAAGAAATAAAGATGGATTTGCATATCCATATGCAGAACTACAAGACCCATTCACTTGCTATCCAGGAACATTTGGTAATGACCAACAACCTAATGAGTTAGCAATTATTCGTAGAGTTCCACATAGAGTTTTAGCCGAACAATATCCAGAAGCTAAAGCGTATATCTATGCACAAGAAGAAAATAATGATGGATTTCAAAATCCATATTCTGCTTTGCTAGATAGTACAGATAGAGCAGGAAGTTGGGCTAATTCAACTGGACATGGAAAAGTTTTAGTTGAATACTATGACAAAGAAGGAACTTATGTATTCCTACCAGAAAATAAAAAGATTATAGATTTTATTCCTAATCCATTAAAGTCAGGACCAAGTTTTGTTATTGCTAAACGATATAGCTTTGACCAAATGCAATCACAGTTTCAACATATTACAGGTCTTATGGCAAATATGGCAAAGATTAATATTCTTGGAACTATTGCTATGGAAGATGCAGTATTTACAGAAACAAATATAGTAGGTGAAATCGAGAGTGGTAAATATAGAAAAGGCAGATTTGCTGTCAACTATTTAACACCAGGTTCACAAGTGTCGAAGCCTGTCAATAATCTACCATACCAATTATTTCAACAAGTAGATAGACTAGAGCGACACTTGCGACTTGGTGCAGCTTATCCTGTATCTGATGATGGACAATCTCCTAACGCATTTGTTACTGGTAGAGGACTAGAAGAACTAGGACAATCTGCATCACTTCATGTTAGAGAATATCAAACTGTTCTAGGAGATGCCTTAGAAGAATTAGATGCTAAACGATTAGAGTATGATGAAATTGTATTCGGAGAAAAAAGAAAACCATTAGCAGGATTTCATAAAGGTACATCTTACAAAGAAACTTATAGCCCAACATCAGATATATCAGAGGTTTATGAAACTCGAAGAGTGTATGGTGTTATGGCAGGATTTGATGAGCCACAGAAAATTATTACAGGTTTACAGTTGTATCAACAAGGTATTATTGACAAACAAACACTCCAGGAAAATATGGATGGTTTAGATAATATTACAAAGATACAAAACAGAGTTAATAAAGAAAGAGCAGAAACAGTTTTATTTGAAACTCTTATGGCACAAGCCTCACAAGGTGACCAAAAGGCACTTGTTGCAGCTATTGAGATTAGAAAAAATCCACAAAGAATGTCTGAAATACTAGATAAATACTATACTGCAGAGGGAGAAGAACCTAGCGAAGAAGAACTAGCTATGTTAATGGCTTCTCAACAACCACAAGGTGGAGTTCCTACTGGTCCACCACCAGGTTTAGCACAAGTGTTATCACAAGTGGCACAACAGGGAGGACAATAATGTCAAAAGAACCATCAGATAAAATGAGAGAAACTAATGTTAAATTTTATGACATTATCAATTCAGAAGATTGGGATTTAGAATTAAACAATATTGATGAAGTAGATGAGTTTACTCCACCAATAATGCAATACTGGATGCCAACACCACATCCTAAAGTTTTTATTCGTGTTGATTTTACTGTAGAAGATGCAGATGAAAACGAAGAGTTAAAAAAGTTTCTAGGTGGATTAGATGATTACTTTAATGATGGAGGGTTCTATGGTTAGAAAACCAAAGGCTTTAAAACAAGCAACAGATGCAAAACCAGACCCTGCATTTCAAGATTTATATATACCTAGAAAAAAAGGCGACCCAACAGGACAATCACAAATAATAAACGACCAAGAAGACCAGTTAGATTATTCACTACCTACAGAACAATCTGCTGCTGTTGAACAACAAATAGCAAGAACATCAAGCCCAATATCATTAGGACAACCAACTAGATTTCCTAGTGAGCCAAATACAGCAGGTATAACACAAGGACCTGGCGTAGGAAGAATGGGTGGTTCTCCACAAGTTACTGATTTAGATGCTTATTTGTCTGGATTGTTAAGTAAATACAATGACCCTATAATTTTAGAATTGATAGAACAAAAAAACGCATCACCTGTTGAGGAGAAAATTACAAGACAAAGGGAAGTTTAATGCGTAGATATGGTTTGCGTTTTTCGCTGTCTGACATTCAAAGGCAAAATGCCGAAGAAACTTATCAACGAGCAGTTTCGTTTGACAAAGGTGTAAAAGAAACAAGTCCTGATTTAGCACAAAACATTTCTAATTTATCTCTTTCATATCCAACAATACCTAAAGAGATTTTGCCTTATGTAGCATTAAGTGGTGTTACTGCAGAAGACCAATTAGCTTTAGACTTAGCTAATAGAGCAGCAGAAGTTGTAGCTAAAAGAAATACAGAAAATATTGTTACACAAGTAAATCCATTTAAGCGTGGTGTACAACTTGGTTTCTTAGGATTAGATGCTACATTTCAAAATATATCAAGAGGTTTTAAATCGGCTGTTGTTGCTGCACAACAAACTGGTAGGTCAGTTCCAGGCGTTGTAGCTGCTGCTACTCTAGGTGGAATTGGCGAAATAATTATGCCACAAGATGAAGGTGATGAAGGTAGAACTACAGCTAATTTTCTTAATCGTGTATATGGTGGTGGAGTAGGGGAGAAGTTTAAACAAGCAAGAGATGCTTATGGTGTAAACGAATTTAGATTAGCATTAGAACAAAGTAGACAAGGTAAACCTCTTAACTTAGGTACAGGATATATTCCTAAATCAATAGACCCTACACAAACACAAGTTTATTTAGATGAGATAAGAAGAGGTAAATCACAAAGTCAAGCTACACAAGCTGCTGTAAACAGGTATGGTTTGCCTATTACACAGTTGTATGATTTAAGAGAAGATAGATACAAGTACACAACAAAAGAAGGTACATCAGTAAATATATCACCAGGTCGTATTGTTGCTGTACAAATGGCAGAGCCAGGTTCACTTGGTTACAATGTCGTATCTGGAATAGTTGATGGTGTTTTTAGACTTGCAGGTGACCCAACGAACTTAGCGTTGATGTATGGTGCAGGTGTAAAAACAGCCATGAGAACATTAATATCTGCTAATCAAAAAGCTATTAAGTCAGCTAGTCCAACAACTACATTTCTTAAAAGTTTTTTACCAGGAAAAACTGGTAGATACAATCGTACTTTATATTATGGAAGAAATGTAGATGATATACGACAAACTAAATGGGGTCAAGACTTTGGTAATGCTATAGCTAAATTACAAGGTGATGAAGGTATGGCTTTTCTTAATGACATTGAAGAGTTTGATGCAATACCTGCCTCTGTAAAAGAAGTTTTGTTAGCAGTAGATGACCCATATCATGTATGGGATATATTAGATATTGTTGCTAAAGGTGGAAATTTAACAGACACACAGTTTGATAATGTATTTAGTATCTTAAAAGAATATGTACCAAAAAATGTACAAGCAGAATTAGATAGAGTAAGAGAACTGTCTGTCAACAATCTTAATTTTGGTTTAAATGCTATACCTGCACGACCTACAGCTATGGGTGAATTGTTTAATACAATGTTCAAAATAATGGGTGGTAGTACAGATGTAGCACCACTTAGAAAGTTTGCAGGATTATTTGTATCTAAAGATGACCCTGCTAGAGGATTGCTTGGTGCAGGAACGCAATTAGGAAGAAATAGGTTTTTTCCTCGCCATGTAAAACGAGCTTTGCAACTTAGACCAGAAACAACAATGGTTATTAATGACATAGAACAAGCCTCTAAGAATGCTAATGATATGTTAAAACTAGCGTTTGCAAATGCTAAGACAAGAGGTGCTTTTTCACGAGAAGTGTTACAAGCTACTACACAAGCAGAACTTGATGAAATTACATTTAGAATAAATCAAGCTATAGCTAAGTCTGTTGGAAAACAAAACCCTAATCTTAAAGTAGATGTAGAAGATTTTGTTAAACAACAGGAAAACTTCCACTCAGAAATAGAAATGTTAAGAGATTTTTTTGGAAACAGTGCAGGTGGTTCTATTGCTTTCAATGGTGTAAAAATAAAAAAACGAATAGACAAATTAATTCCAGATATACAAAAACATTTTGAGCTTACTGGTATAGAAGTAAAACCAGAAGATGTAAAACGATTTGTATTTGAAGCAGTACCTAGTATGCACTTAATTTCACAGTCTTCTAAATCATATTTAAGTCAACTTATTGACCCTAGAGATATTATTCAAGCTACAAAAGCACATCAAACTCTTATTGGACCTGCAGATAGTTATTTACGAGCATGGGCTAATAAACCAAGACAAATAGCAGATATGAATTGGGCTGATGCTTTGAAGATACCTAGAAAAGCACTTATACAAAACTCTACTGCAGGAAGACTAACTTTAAAACCTAAAGGACCTATTGATAGTTTGTTTGATGATTTACAGAACAAATTATTAAAACCTGCTTGGATGTTTCGTTTAGCACTTATGTTGCGTATTGCACCAGAAGAAGCATTACGAGCAGCATATGGTGGAAAGATAAATGCCTTTACACATCCATTACGAAGATTAGCTATGACATCTAACAAATCATTAGGTTGGTTTGGAAAGAGAACTAGAGAGGACCAAGTTGCACAGTTTTATAACAACTTAGGAGAAATAGTATTTACTACACAATTAAGTCCTGATGATATTGAGTTATTAAAAGTTCTTATTGATGTTAACACATTAAAGA